GGTTGGGTTACCAGTTCGTGATAAGCTGGAACCCGTCTAACCCCAAGGACATCCGTATACAGTGCTCTTACAGGTGGGTCCACCAGTTAGTAGGGGCGCACACTGTTGCCAGGAAGAAAAACGATATCCTATGTGATAGTACCCCCAATGAGTCTATGGTAGGTATTTGCTTCATAGGTAATTTCGATGTGTTTCCTCTCCCTGTTGAAGTGTACATACAAAGCAAGCTGTTCACGGATGTCCTGCTGTCCAAACTCAGGATTCCAAGGGAGGCTGTGTACGGGCATTTTCAATGGGACTTCAGGACATGCCCAGGTAGGAAGATGGACCTATCGTTCTTCAGGAGATAGCCAACTATTCCATATTCCTAAAGAGAGCAGGAAAAGTAATGCTCCCCTTTCGTAGTCTGGAGGCTATGGCATGAGTGCTAAAGAAGCATTAAATCATCTCGGGGAGGCTGTTCGCTCCTTGTTACCTATTAGACCGCCGGTCGATGAAGAGCCAAAAACTCTCGGGAGCCAGTCCAGCAACATTTGGGGTGCTGACTCTGATTACACCTTCTTGCCGGAACGGCACAGTTGGGTCTTCGCTTGCGTAAGGGCTATAGCCTCATCGGTATCCGGCGTCCCTATGCTAGTCCAACAGAAGGTAAAAGGGGGGTGGAAGCAAGTCACGAGGAAGGACGCCTGGGAAGTAGCCGCCTTGGAGGATGTTAATACCTACCAATCCCAGCAAGACCTCCTAGAGGCCACTACAGGGTACTTAGCCTTGCAGGGGAAAGCCTTCTGGGAAATTTCAAGAAACAGCAAGGGGAAGATGACCAAAATATTCACCATGCACCCGATGTACACGAGGGTTAGGCAGGGTGGGGAGTTCATCAGTGATGTCATTTTTCAACTACCTGGAGATAAGCCAACGGTGTTCTCACCGAAGGATACAGTCTTCTACAAATTCTTTCACCCTAGCAATGATTTTGACGGGCTGTCTCCTCTATCGGCGGCTAGGGAAGGCGTCATAGCGGACTTCTACGCCCAGAGGTATAACAAGGCGTTCTTCAAAAATGGCGCTGTGACACGTGGAGCTTTAGAGACGGAAAAGGGGCTATCCGCCCGAGCGTACAAGAGACTCACGGACTCATTCCTTTCAGCCTACACCGGGGTGGACAACCAGCACAAGGTCGCTATTCTGGAAGAGGGGCTCAAGTACAAACAGGTCTCACTAAGCCCGAAGGACATGGAGTTCATCAATCTAAGAAAGTATTCCCGCGAAGAATTGATGGCTGTGTTCGGGGTGTACCCTGTCGTGCTCGGTCTTCTGGAGCAAGCCTCTTACGCCAACGCTTACTCCCAGACCAGATTGTTCTACGATAATACCGTTAGCATCTACCTAACAAAGATTGCTGGCACGTTGTCCTACACCTTACAGCAGGAGATGAAAAATCCAGATATCAGGATTTACTTCGACCTAACGCAGGTCCCTGCATTACGCCCCGTGTGGGGAGATGTAATGGACTGGGCCACACCAGCCGTGAACTCTGGAATCATGCTCATCAACGAAGTCAGGCAGATTCTGGGCTTGAAGCCTGTCCCGTGGGGGAACACTTGGTACGCTAACTCAGCGATGATCCCCATGGCCGATGAGCACGGAATTATTCCCCCAGCACCGGCGGCTGGGGAACCCGCCCCAGCAAAGCAACTAGGGCTTATAACTGGAGTAGGACCGGAGGGCCCTGAATACGACATCAAGAAGCTCCAGGAGTACGAGGAACTTCTCCGAGACGAATTGGAAGGGGTGAAAAGTGGGCGCGGGATCTAGTTTCTGCGCCGCTGTCAGCCTAGTCGGTGCAAATGGTTCGTTTAAAGGGGCGCACACGGCTTGGCTGTACAAGACTAGGCACTGGGGAGAGCACGAAGCGGGTATGCGTAGCTACTTCGGTGAAATGTTCCGTACCTACGGAAAGGAGTTGCGCCGCATCCTTCTTGAGAAGGTCAGCCCAAGTATTGTTTTACAGTATGACGGGCAGATAAACCATGTATTTGGCCCCACCATGATAAGGCTCCAGCACGAACTAACCGACCCAACAATTTCTTTACTGCGTAGGATAGGTATGAGCGCGGTTCAGAACGAAGTGTCCGATCTAAGCGATCTTGTGGATGCTGTGATATCTTTGTGGGAAAAGAAGGATGTAACCCCTGTCGGCCCGCCAAGCAAGATAGATAAAGACGAACTCTACGCGGCTGTCATCGCTGACCTGGAGAGGGAATACTTCAGCCCACGTGGTATCCTTCTCACAGACTACGAGAACGCGCAAGTCCAGGTCCGTCTTGAGTCTATCATACACACTGGAGTTGAAGAAGGTTGGACGATCAGGCGTGTAGCTGAGGAGATAGAGCGCGGGATAGGGGGGATGTATTCTGGTAATAGAGCTATGATAATTGCCAGGACGGAAGTACCCGCCCTGTTCAACCGTTGCTCCTACGAGACCATGGTAAAAGCGGAGTGCATCGCCGCCAAGATTTGGTTGGCTGTGATGGATGAGCGCACCAGAGATACACACATTATCGCTGACGGTCAACAGGTGCCGATCAACGAGAAGTTCCGGGTCAATGGGGTATGGATGATGTACCCAGGGGACCCAGCGGGTGGTCCGCGTGAAGTCTGCAATTGTCGCTGTGCCATGCTTCCAGTGGTAGCTTCCCAATATATTCCTCAGAACACCTCTACATCAACCATTTTGGACACGCTTTTAAACGAATGAAGATTTACTATTCCTAGTGTCGAAGGACTAAGGACCATGGGGTCCTACAAATGCTGGAGGAACAGATGCACAAACACTTCCTGTGCCACGCTGAGTTGAAGGCCGCTTCAGATCCTCAAGGTAATAGCGGACGAAGGTTGATAAAGGGGTATTTTTCCACGAAGGATCTGGACCGGTACAAGGACGTGGTCGAGCCTTCGGCGTTCAAGGACACTGTCGATACCTTCATGAAGAACCCCATCCTCTTCTTCAACCATTATTGGGGTGAAGGAATTGGAAAAATCCTCAGTATCGCAATCGACAAGACAGGGGCTTTCGTTGAGGCAGAAATCGCGCAGGGGACCCAGTTGGCTGACACGGTATGGACGCTCATTCAACAGGGCGTCTACAATGCGTTCAGTTTCGGGTTCCGAATCACATCCGTGGAGAACATCAGCGACGAGGCTGCGGATGCACAGGGCATCAAGGAGCGCAGACGTATCAAAGGCCTTGACCTACTGGAGGTATCTGTTGTCACGGTTCCGGCGAACGCCCACGCGGTCTTCTCCATGGTGAAGGGGATTGAATGGGGAACGGACATGTACCCGCTGACACCTGTTGAGGACCTCATCGCTGATTCCCTTGCGGGGATCAAAACAGACCTCGCTGGGCTCATGCAGAATGTTAAGGCGGTTTCCGAAGCTCACCAAGAGGCAGACAACAGTGATACTTCAGACGAACAAATTACAGAGGACGAGAAGGGGGCCACTGCTTTCTCCGACCTACCCTTGGCCGATGGTGGAATGGCATGGGTTGGCGCTAGGGCCAAGACCCAGCTTGCGAAGTGGGCAAGCTCAGACGGATCTGGGGACAAGAGCAAGATTGACTGGGAAAAGTTCAGCAAGGGGTTCTTCTGGTTTGACAGTAAGAATTCCGATAAGCTTACTGCTTACAAGCTCCCGTTCTGCTACGTTCTCAACGGTGCCCTTACCGCAGTCCCTCGCGGCATCTTTGCTGCCGCTGCGTCTGTTCGGGGGGCTCGTGGTGGGGCCAGTCTTCCGCCGGAGGACATGCCGAAGGTCCAGGGCCACATCGAAAAGTACTACAAGAAGATGGGCAAGGACAGCCCGTTCAAGTCCCGCCCATTTGACGAGGACGTGGCTGAGTTCTTGGATGAGTTGCCGGAAGGAAAGAAGGCCAAGGTTCTCCTTGAAACCGTCCTTTCCGGCTTGGAGCAGATGACCACTACGCTTAAGGGCCACATGGCCCCGAAGGAAGAAGGCGAGACCACAAACCAAGCCTCAGAGGAGACTGAGGCATCCTCTGCCAACCGGACGGACGGAAAAGAGGTTGAGGGTGGAGACCCTCAAGGCAACGAAGACCCTGAAAATCAGAAACATGACGAGCAGATTGACGACCTTATGCTGAAGCTGGCGAGTGGTCTAAACGGTCTACAGGACCTCATTTCCAACCGTCCTAACTAGAGGAGGACACTGAAATGCCGCTTTCAGAGGAACAAATCAGAGATATGGTGGAAACCATTTCCGCCATCAAGGAAAAGTTGGCGAAGGGTTACAACGCCGACGAACTTCGCCCGATCATCGACGAGCAGATCAAGCTCTCCCAGGCCGACAGGCGGTCCTCCGCAGTTGGTGGGGGAGAGAAGTTCGACAGCATCGAGAAGGCGTTCTTCGCCCCCCATGCCACTGGCACCGTCAAGGATTTCCAGGAGAAGTCCGACGATGTCTACATCCTCTCCAAGTACCTCGGCAAGAGCCCGAAGGAACTGAAGTCCTTCAACGAGCTTCAGGAGATCGCCAAGAGTATTAACACCGGCGCTGGCTACGGTGCTGAGTGGATTCCCACCGGGTTCTCGGCCCGTCTCATCGAAAAGGTGCGGTTGGAACTGAAGGTCGCCGCTCTCTTCGACGAGATCCCCATGCCGACGAACCCCTACAAGCCTCCTGTTCTGTCTGGGGACATCGTCAGCTACCTCGTCCCTGAGTCCACGTCGGATCAGGTTGTTACCACGGCGACCATCCCGCCCAGCCAAGTGACCACTGCAAATTTCCAGTTCACCGCTGCGAAGATCGCTGCCAGGGTGCGTGTGAGTGACGAGGCCGACGAGGACAGCATCATCCCGATGCTCCCCACTCTCCGCAACAACATCGCTCTTGCGCAGGCCCAGGCCATCGAAACGGCCATCATCAACGGAGACACCACAGCTACCCACCAGGACAGCGATGTGACCGACGCTAAGGACGCTCGGAAGGCTTGGAAGGGCCTTCGGAAGTTGGCCGCTGCTGGGTCCAAGACGGACTCCGCAACCTTCAATGTCGCCGCTCTACGCACCATCCGCAAGAAGATGGGCGTCTACGGAGTGGACCCCAAGAAGTTGGCGTGGATCGTTTCCATGAGCATCTACATGCAGATGCTCGGATTCACCGAGGTCCTCACGATGGAGAAGTACGGCTCCAACGCTACCATCGTTCAGGGCGAACTCGGAAAGCTGGACAACATCCCCATCATCGTGTCCGAGTATGTCCGTCAGGACCTCAACGCTACTGGCGTCTACGACGGATCTACCACGACCAAGTCCGAAGCGATCTGTGTCAACCACCGTGCGTACCTTCGGGGCAACCGAAGAGGCATGACCCTGGAGTCCGGTAGGGACATCGAGAACGGGCAGAACATCCTCGTTGCTTCCATGCGTGAGGACTTTGAGGCCATCTTTGATGCTTCGACTCAGTACGCGGTTGGCATCGGCTACAATGTTACTTCGTAAGAGGGGCTAACCCCTCGTGCGCCATAGGGCAGGGGGTGGCTTTGCCCCCTGCCCTTTTTCAGTAAGGATAGACGGAGGACGACATGACAGAAGAGAAAACGCTCACGGTTATCTATCTCGGGACTTTGACGGGGAAGACGTACTCCACTGGCGAGTACAGCATGGAAGCCGACGAAGAGTACGATGTCCCGGAGACCGAGGCCATGCGCCTTCACAACGACTTTGGGCCTAAGTACTTCAAGATCGAGGGCATGGAACCTGAAGGCAAGAAAGCCGATGGTACTGAGGAAGAGGAAGCCACAGAGGAGACTCCAAAGAAGAAATCTGCAAAGAGGAAGTAACTACCTAAGAGGAGTGGCTCCGATGCTAAAGAGGTTTGGTTTAGCCCTTATTGTGTGTCTTCTAGGTGTAGCTATGTTCGGCCAGACAGGAGGGACCTATCCTCTTGGGCCTCTTACGACGAAGACCACAGGGGTCATTCCTCTTAATGGTTACTTCGCGCTCCCCCCGTTTACGACGGGGGCACTGCCAACACCAACCAGCCCAGGCGTCCTTGTTTGGAACACGACTACGAATTCACTCTACCAGTGGGATGGTTCTGCGTGGTCCAAATCGGGCTTGGACACTTCCCAGTCCTATAGTTGGACTGCCCCACAGGAGTTTGACGCAGGGTTCGTAGCTGGGGGTACTGATACTTCGGACACTCTCCCATTGGATACCACACTATCGGCCCTATCGGCTTACCCTGGGGCCTCAGTGAACACGACTGGGGGAAACATCTATTTGGCCGGAGGGCTAGGGTCACAGACTATCACCATCTCTGACTACACCCAGCTAACAGGAACCTTTGTCAGCTTTGACCTAAATCTTGGAACCCCAGGTTCCCTTGCGTATACTTTGACTGAAGGAATAGAGTTTTCTGCTGTAACAGATAATAATACAACCGCATTGGCGTTGGCGACAGCTATCAACGCATGGTGCCCCGGTATCCACGGAGAAGCTGTTGGACCAACCGTTTTGGTATCCAAGACTGCCGGAACCGTATCCATAGGCATATCAGCTTCATCCGTTGACTACGTTGTCGCCCAGGGGGGTTCTGGGGACGGGTACCTGGTTGGAAGATGGCACACCATTGGGGAGTTCGCTAGGGATGGAGAGGTTCTTGCTACGTTTTACTCGTGGAGCCCTGGCCTTAGTGAAACCACGCTGAATGCTGTAGGCAAGAGCTACATGGATATCAGTTGTTCAACACCGTGGTCTCCATCAAGTATCTCTGGGGCCACTACGGGTAAAATACTCACGCTGACATTTGAGGACAGCAATTTCAGCCTACCAAACTCTGCGCCTTACTCTCTTGCAGGGGCGTTCACCAGTAGCCCGAAAGGAACATTAGTTCTTCAGTACGATGGAACAGTATGGAGAGAGATTAGTAGGTCCCCACAGGCCGCAGACAGCGCCAAGTTAGGCGGGCAGTTACCGGCATACTATCAGACCGCCGTCGCCCCTGGCACCTCGGGAAATGTGCTGACCTCCAACGGGAGCGCGTGGACGAGCGCGGCTCCGCCCTCTGCGGCCCCCGGCGGCTCAAGCGGTGCCATCCAGGGCAACACAAGTGGGGCGTTCGCGGCCATCCCCGGCGCGACCTACGATGTGAGCACGGGCGCGATCACCCTCACCGCAGGCGCGGCGACGACCATCCCCATGAGCATCGTGGGGGCATCTGGGCAGTCGGCAGACCTC